CCAAGCCTGTGGGCGAACAATGATTTCGTTCCGCGAAGCTTTGCAGGCAGATGAAACACATTGCTTGCAAGATGCTAAAAAGCTCATGCCTGAGTTAGAAAACTGGGCGTGGCCCTTGCGAGGATCTTATGCAGAACTCACAAGTTTGAAGCTACAATGTTCAAATTTTAGGCATGGTAGAGAACCTTCTCAAGATGAGAAAAATCAAGTTCTTTATTCAATTTTAGCAGATTATCCAAAGGGAAATTTGCCTGAAGTTTTCTGTAAAACAGAGCTTTTGATCAATTACATTGATAAAATGATGGATGAAGTTAATGGTCTTTCTAATCCTGGGGTGCCTTGGTCTTTCTACGCTTCAACGAACAAGGAATTTATGGAAAAACATAGATTCTTTATTATTGTTTGCGTTTATGAAAGGTTAATCCGCCTCATGACAACTGATATTTCAAAGTTAAATGCAGTTGATCTTGTTAAAGGATTGTATTGTGATCCGATCAGACTTTTTGTTAAGCAGGAGGCTCATAAGGTAAAGAAAATTCAAGAAGGCAGATTTAGATTAATAATGTCTGTTTCTTTGATTGATCAAATAGTTGAAAGAGTATTATTTTCATTTCAAAATAAAATGGAGATAGAACAATGGATAAAGTGTCCTAGTAAACCTGGAATGGGATTTACAACTATGCAAAATGAGGCGCTTTTATCTCATTGGAAAAATCTTTTTCGACGAATGGTTTCAAGTGACATTAGTGCTTGGGACTGGTCAGTTAAGAAATGGCTTTTAGATTTAGATTGTGAAGCACGTAAAATGCTCGCTAATTATGTAAGTCAAGAAAACTATAATAATTGGAGCCGTATGGTGAACTCTCGATTTGTTTGTGTCGCCAGATCTGTGTTAACTTTATCAAATGGTCAAATGTATTCACAATTAACAGATGGTATACAAAAATCTGGGTCGTACAATACAAGCAGTTCCAACTCTCGCATGCGCTATGCTATTGCAAAGTTGATCGGCGCTGAAAACGTTAATTCGATGGGAGATGATGCAGTGGAAGAGTTTGTACTCGATGCTGTATCAAAGTATAGGGATATTGGTTTTGAAGCCAAGCAATATGACGAAGTAACATTGGAAAAAGGAGTAGAATTTTGTTCACATAAATATTTTACCGACCATGTACAAGCTATATCTTGGCCAAAACAATTGTTTCATTTGTTAGGAGATAAGAATCCAACAATGGAACTTCTGGCACAGTTCATTAGTGAAATGTCAGAAAATCCTGAACTTAGATCTTGTTTAGAGGTTCTACGTGTTTCGGGTTGGGGTCAACAAAATAATGTCTAATAATAATAATAAAAAGACACAAAAACCTGTAAAATTTGCGTCAATATCGCAGCAGGAGGTGAAAACAACACCTAAACAAATTAATAAAAATTTGAAAATTGTTAAAAATAAAAATAAAAATTTAAATAAAATTAATAAAAACACAAATCAAATAAAACAGAGAACTCCTCCACTTAAACAAAATGTGGGGAATATGAAAACAACACCTAAACAAATTAATAAAAATTTG